TCAAAATACTGTTGTAGGAATGCCATGGGAAAATAGAAAAAATGCAATTGCCTATGAAAAAGTTATGCTTAGAAAGGGAGGTTATGATTCGAGACATTTGCCAAGCGAAATAAAACCTTTACTAATTACATGCGGTGTTGACATACAATCAGATCGAATAGAATTAGAGGTTGTGGCATGGTTAAGAAACTTTGAAAGCTATTCGATGGAATACAGAGTTTTTACCGGTGACACATCTCAATTAGAAAATTCTTCATACCAAGACTTAACAGAATTTCTTTCTACTGATTACAATGGATTTATAATTGATCTATGTTTTATCGATTCAGGATATAGACAGGATATAATTTATCAATTCGTATCTCAATTCGCAGGTGGTGTATTTGCAATACAGGGAGATTCGGTTTCTAGTAGAAAAGGGAAAGGGCCCGTATTTAGAACTTCTTTTTTATCGTCATACGGAATCGAAAGAATAGATCTATATACCGATATACTAAAACAAGAGTTTTATGGCTATGTTCAAAAGTCAATCGGTGACGGTGGCGAAATACCTAGAGGTTATTGTCATTTTCCTTCTGATTACACCGATAAGATATTCAAAATGTATCTCAGTGAAAACAGAGTTCCCGAAACAACAAAGGGAGGAACTACCGTTTATCGATGGAAGAAAATTCACGAACGAAACGAGGCTCTCGACTGTCGAGTCTATGCAATGGGTGCGGTATATTACTTAGCATGGGCATATGCTCAGAATAATAATTTAGAATATATTGAATGGTCTCAGTTTTGGGATAGCTTGGAAAATGGCGAGTTATGAAAAAATACTTGACAACTTTTAAAATTTATTTATTAGGTATCTCATGTCCATAGAATCAGAAAAACAAGATTTAAGAAACCGTATTGCAACTATAAAAACTATTCTATCGGATCCCCAGTATTTAAAAACGGATTCTTATTCTTTGAATACTGGGCAGGGTAGTCAATCTGCAAAATACAGACCGTTAAAAGATTTACGTATGGAAATGGAAGAACTAGAGGCAGAATTAGCAAACTTAGAAGGCAATGGGCTTTTATCGGTGGATTTTGTAAGACAATATTAATATGGGATTGATAGACAAATTTAAAAAATACATAAGAAAACAGGAATCAATAAATAATATTATTCCTACAGGTGGCGACCGTCCAGACTTAAAAGGGGTATCACAGATAGGATATTTTCAAAATGGTTATGTTTACGGGTGGTTTGGTCAAAAATATTCCGACGGATTGCCATTTACTACAACTATTTACAAGAACTACAAAGAATTAAGAAACCAAGCAAGAAAATCACATCTAGAATCTACAGAAACCCGTGCAATTGTAGGACGTATCGCAGATCTTGCAATACATACAGGTTTAAGAATGCAATCAACTCCAGAATGGTATCTCATAGATCCAAACGACGAATTGACTAACGAAGACCGTAGGAAATTTACAAAAAACATAGAAGCAAGATGGAAATTGTATTTCGAATCTAAAGAATGTGACTCGACAGGTCAATGGGCAGGCGGTCAGGTTCAGCATTTTGTAAAAACTAGAATGATTGTAGATGGCGAAGTATTGGCAGTAATACGAAAAGATGAATCCTCTAACCGTATGTCACCTATAAGTTTGCAATTTTATAACGTCGATCAAATAGGAAACGCATCGACCGACGATCTTTCTAGTGTTCAATCGAGAGGAAATTATTATAAAGACGGAATTGAATACGATAAACAAGGGAAAACAGTAGCGTATTTCATTTCAGGCGTAAGAATACCAAAATATTCTCCGACTGGAGACTTATGGGTGATACACTACTTTGAAAGAGAAGAACCGGGGCAAATGAGAGGTATCTCAAGACTTTCTCCGATATTACATGATCTTTCCAAGTTAACAGGCTATAAGGTCGCAGAATTGCAAGCGGCTGTTATGAACGCATCCATAGCGGCATGGGTAAAACCTGGAAACGCTCCAAGCTCTAGACCGTTAATGGGTATCGCAAGAAAAACAGAATTTCAGTCTATAGACTTAGCGGTTGACCAAACTGTAAAACAGGCCCAACTAACTCAACCGGGTATTTTTGTTCAAAACTTAAAAGCAAATGAAGAACTTGTGTCATACGATACAAAAAGACCGAACGTAAATTTTGATTCATTTGTAAAAGCAATGATGAAATACTTAGGCGGCTCTATGGGTATGCCAGTTGAAGTGGTCGAAATGACATTTAACCAAAACTATTCCGCTTCCCGTGCTACACTTATTCTTACTTGGCGTATGTTAGAAATTGAAAGGGAAAAAGACAATAACGGTTTTAATAGACCATGGTTTGAATCGTGGTTTATGGAAGAAGTTCGCAAAGGAAACATAATTGCTAACGGATTAGAATCTCCCGTAATACGAAACGCATGGATTAAAACCGACTGGGTAGGTATTGCAAAACCAGACATAGATCCGAACAAAACGGCTATGGCAAGAAAACAAAACATTGACTTAGGTCTTACAACACATGAAAGAGAGTCATTAGATCATAACGGGACAGAATTTGATGAAAACATAGCTTTACTTGAAGATGAAAATATAAAACTAGCTAAAGTAAATTTACCTATGAATCCTGACATACAAAATGCTGAAATACAATCCGATGGTAATACAGATAACGGAAATAATGGCAATAACTAAAAAAAAGAAACGTAACACACAAAAAAAACTTGACAGAACTTGAAAAAAAATCACTGTAAAAAATCATGGATATATTTTTCCTTATGAATAGCTTAGAAGTTCAAAAATACAACAAAGATTTAGAGAATTTTAATAAAAATAACTCAAACTTTGAAAGCGAAAATAGAATATCTATGTCAGTATCTCAATCCGAAATACCTAAAAAACTTTATGAAGTAGATGAAAAAGGTATTGCACACGCACAAATTAAAGGTGTTCTATCTAATAAAGTATCACTATTTGATAAATTATTTGGATACGCTCCCACACTAACATATCAAGAAATTATAGATATGGCGGATCAGGTCGATTCTGACCCTAGAGTAAAAGAACTCGTAATACATGCAGACTCTCCAGGCGGATACTCAATGGGTGCGGATGATGCAAGTATCGCAATAAGTCTTATTAATAAACCTGTTACTACTATGATCGAAGGGCAATTGGCTTCTGCGGCGTATTACGTAACGGCTGGCTCTGATAAAATAATAGCAACTAGCGAGCAGAATCAAATTGGAAGTATAGGGACAGTAGTTACTATACCCATCGACGTAGAGACGGTTCGTATTTCATCCTCTGATGCTCCAAACAAGGCTCCCGATGTTACGACCATAGAAGGCAAGGCAGTCATACAAAAACAATTGGACGAAATACAATCCTTGTTTGTGAGACGTGTTGCGGAGGGTAGAGGCGTATCAATTCAAAAAGTTCAATCCGATTACGGACAGGGTGGAGTATTTCTTGCAAGACAAGCTCTCGCATCTGGAATGATAGACGAAATACAAACACTAGAAGACAGAAAAAAAGTATCACAAACGCAATCCATACACTCTGCAAAATCAGAGAATAAAAATATTGATAAGGGGAAAAAAATGGATTTAGAAAAATTAAAATCAGAGTTTCCCTCTGTATTTGCAGAGGTAATTCAAATCGGTGTAAAACAGGAAAGAGAAAGAGTAAATTCTTTGAAATCCTTCGCAGAAGCCGACAAAGAAAACCAAAAAGTAAAAGAAATTGTTGAAGAAGCTATTCAGAATGGCAATACGTTTGAGTCTATTCAAGCAAAATTGATTGTTGCTATGAGAGACTATAAACAAATATCAACTCCTCCAAGTGTTCCAACTGAATCAATTGACCCAGTATCACAAAAACATCAATCAAAAGACGATGAAATTGAAAAAGCATTTTCTAAAATGTTTCCTAGGAGTAAAAAATAACTATGGCAAATCCAGTTATAACAAATATTAATAACAGAGCAAACATACTTGGGCCCTACACAAAAAAGATTGAAAAAACAATCTTACAAGATTCTAGTGGTATAATACCAAGCGGTGCGGTGATGGGAATTGTATCACTAGGCTCAGTTACTTCGGCGGCTAAGTCTGGAGGTAATACAGGAAACGGAACTTGCACAAGTTTATCCCTTAAAGACGGTGCAAAAGCTGGTATTTATACGGTAAGAATAATACGAGTAGGGACTCATATATTTGATTTTGAAGTAAAAGATCCTAATGGAGATCAGATAGGATTTGGAACTGTTGAAGGTTCCGGTCAGACTTTTGTTTTTTCAAAAGAAATACAATTTACATTAACCGATGGTGCAACTGATTTCGTTAAAGGCGATGGATTCGATATTACAGTAGCGGCTGGTAGTGGAAAGCTAAAAAGATCAGTATCAACAGCGGTTGACGGTTCTCAATATCCAAGATTTGTATTAGTTAACGAAACCGATGCTACAGCTGGCGACGTAATTCGAGAAGTGGTTTACGCAACAAACGTAAGAGAAGATTTCTTAGTATTTACAGGATCGGAAACACTTGCAACTTCGGTTGACGGAAATAATTTTAGGTATCACTTAGCACAAAGAGGCGGTGATTATGGTGGGATAGAATGTATCTCAGGAACAAGTCTAAACGGTTACGATAATCAATAAGGAGAATTAAAATAAATGTCTGACATATTTCAAAGAGCAATGCTCGAAGCCTATGAAGAGGGCGTATCACAAGATCCTGAACAATATTTTCTTTCTAATTTATTTAGAGAAGAAGTAATTTCTCCCGTTGACGAAATTGAATTAGATGTAATACGAGGAAGTAGAAGAATTGCGGCTGACGTAACACGTGGCGGTGGTGTAGGTAATACAAATTATGTAAACCAATACACGAACAAGTCTTACAAAGTGCCTTTATACTGGGAACAGACACCAATTACGGCTTCTATGCTTAGTAAGAGGGTTCCCGGAATGGATGCTTTCCGTAGCCCTGCAATGAGCGAAGCGGCTAAAATCGGGTATCACGTAGGACGTGCACAAGCTGAACAAGTTAAAAAAATAAAACGTGCTATTGAATTACAGGCGGCTCAGGCTCTACAAACTGGAATTGTAACACTAAAAAACGCTGATAACATTGATTTTCACAAGGATTCTAGTCTTAACAATGTTCCCTCTACCAAATGGGACAACTCCGGGACTCCAATCGATGACATAGAAGCCTTAGCAGTAGAAATTTATCAAAAAGGAAAAGTAAAACCCAACACAGCTATTTTTTCGGCAAACGCTTGGATAGCATTCAGAAAGAATGCAAACGTTCAATCTTTCTTTGATAAAAGATTTATTGAGCCAGGTTTACTTAGACCCGAGGAAACCGTTTTGGGTGCAACATTACAGGGGCGTATCTCAATCGGTGATTTCATGCTTAACCTTTATACGTATGACGGTTTTTATGAAAACGCAAACGGATCTAATGTGTCTTACATGAACACTGAAACTGTAATTGTAATGAATTCTAATGCAATGCTTGCAAAGGGATACGGTGCTACAGAAGTATTGGCAGAATCGAGAGAAGAGTATAGAAATTTAGGACTTCCCGAACTTCCCGAATTTGTAGCAGGTGCTTTTGTTCCATTCTACTATACAATGCATCCTAGCACAATGTATGCAGGCGTTCAATCGGCTCCCATTGTAATACCAAAGGCTATTGATACAATCGGAACTATTACCGACTGTATCACATAAGGTAAATCAATATGAAATACATATTGAAAGGATGCTTTTCGGCAAAAGGTTTTGAAAAAATTAAAGACGGGGACGAGGTTCCCGTTGGCTGGTTTGACGAAATTACAATGGAAAAAATGATAAAAAAAGGAACGATTGTAATACATAAAATCGAATCCGAACAAAAAGAAATCATTGAAGAAATTGAAAACGAAATCGAATCCGAACAAAAAGACGAAATTTTCGAGAACAAGAAAAAAGGTGTAAGACGAAAATAAAATGGTTGGTGGACTGTTAGTATTAGCCGAAAGTGATTTAAAAACTTCCTTGGAATCCGATTTCGGAAGACAGGTAAGTATCACATTTCAGTCAGGCGTTAAAAATGTTTACGGTCAAGTAAACAGAATTAATGCATTAACAGATCCACAAACTAATTTAATGGTCAACATTCCTAGAATATCGGTAACTATTCGTATTTCAAGTTTGCAAAATGAAAATTTAGTAAACAATTTAGAAGTATCAACAACAGATATTACAGGTGATACAATAACTGGAAAAGTAGTAAATTGTAAACCTGATTTGACTTTAGGATTTATCACATTCGAGATTTCCGAAAAGAAAAGTAACCAAACAAAAATAGACTTGAAATATGCCGGCTCCTCAGTTTAACATAGGATCGTATCACTATTTTTATAAAGTATTAATCACTACTTTAAAAACTTATGCAACTGCACAGGCAAGTCTTGACCCAGAATTAGGCTTTAAAGTTTTCGAGTCATACAGGGATTTTGGAATACAGGATTTACCACTTGTAAATGTATATCCTCCGAATTTAAATAACATTGAAGGAAGAAGTACTTCAAGAAATAGATGGTCGTATTCATGTGAATTTGAATTAGATCTTGTAACACAAGGATATGAATATAAAGAAGGTGTTGACGTTTATACAGCGGATCAAAGGGCAGTGGAAAGATTACTTGTCCTACAACAACAAGTTTTAAATGCAATTTATGCTTTAAATCAGGCTGATTTTGGATTTAATGCAGGTGAGATTTCACGTAAGACATTTCCTAGTATTCAGTCGTACAATCAAATGAATCAATCTCAGGAATCAATTTTAATTGGTAGTAAGATGACATTTTCAATGGAATTTGAATGGGTTCCAAGTGAAATACAAAGATCGTATCTCACAGACATAGTAATAAGCGGAAATAAATTGGCATTAAATTATGATTTTACTTAGGAGTAATACAAAATGATAACTTTCGAGGGTATCTCAAGCAATTCCAGAGCATCTGGAGTTTTCGTAGAGGAAAAAAATGTTCAAAGAAGTTTTGGAAATTTGGTAGCTCCTCAGGTAATACTTATTTTAGGTCAATATAATTCTGGTAAGACACCAACCGACAATATACCTGTAAGAATTTTTAATAAAGAAGAAGCATGGGAGAAATACGGAAGAGGCTCGCTTCTTTCAAGGCTAGCCGAAAAAGTTTTCTTAGGGAATAGAGGACAGACAGAGGTCTGGACTTGTCCTTTGGCTGATAATGGTTCGGGAGTATTAGCAGAAGCAGAATTAGCAATTTCAGGAACTGCAAGTGCTACAGGCGTATTAAGTATCACAGTAGGGGATAGAATTATAAGCGTATCGGTGGCAAGCGGTGCAACAGCTTCAACCGTAGCAACAGCCTTAAAGAATGCTATAAATGCAGACTTGGATTGTATGTTTACGGCTGATTCCAGTAGTGGAGACGTAACACTAACTTCGCGACATAAAGGATTATTTGGAAACGATTATCAAGTATTTTTAAATCCAAGATCGACCGATGCAACTCCGGCAGGTCTTACAATTTCAGTAACACAATCTGCAAGCGGTGCAACTAATCCTTTAATTGCAACAGCATTAGGAAATATGGGAGATAAGTTTTATACTGTTATTGTATCACCATATAACGATGCGACTAATTTAGGAAGTCTTAATACGGTAGGTATCACAAGAATTTCTCCAAGCGTAAAACGTCCATTTATTTCTTTCGTAGGATTAAATAAAAATAAGGCTGACTACATAACAGCTCTAGGAAGTTTGAACAGTCAATTTATTTGCACTATTCCAACTCTACTAACAACTTACACACCTAGTTTTGAATTAGCTGCTGAAATAGCTGGAAACTTTGCAAGAATTCAATTAGCTACCCCAAATAGACCAGTGAAA